TTCGTGGTCATTGGTGAGTTCCTGTCTCATCAATCAGACAGCGAGGCGTTCAAGCGCCGCGCGATCCGGCCGGGGGCTTAGGCCCTCGGCTGTTGGGGGGTGTGGTTCAACCTGCGATGTCAAAAATCGGGGCCAAACTGCTTTGGCCGTGACTTCAACGTAAGCGCGAATACTTTCTGTCAAACTCGTTTTACGTGAACGGTCTGCGACCGATTGTCGCACCTTGCAAGTATCCGCCAAGCATAGGCACGAGATGATCGACCGCCTCAACTTCAAAAGCCGCAATAGAGGCAAGCAGCCCAAAGCAAATCCGTTCCTGCGGGCAGGCCGAATGCTTCGCCGCAAGCGGGTCGCTTACGAGCGGATACTGGTCGCAGACACAATGCGTCTCCTCAAACGCCAGATCGCCCGCATGGAGGCGACCGCCAAGGCGCACAACGTCCCATTGCCAGCGATGGCCCCGCTCCCGGCTCTGCCTGATCTTCCCGGCCGCGAATGGGTGGAATTTCTGGCGTCGATGGGCGACCTACGCGAGCCGGTGAAGCCGCAGGCCGAACCTGACCCGCGCGACGCCTATGCAATCGCATGGAACAAGCCGCAGGGCGCATCGTGACTGACGTTCAGCTAATCGCCCTCTTGACCGCAGTGTGTGTGATCCTGGCCGTTCTCTTCATCCGCGCCAGCTTCATTGCAGCCATTCGTGGCGGACGTATAAAGCGCATGATGCGCGAACTGGAGTAGCCCTATGCTGCGGTCGCTGGTTGGCAGCATAGTTCGTGGTCCGCTTGGCGGCGTGCTGACGGGAACAAACGCTCCGACGCAGGCGGAAACAACCACGCTCGTTGCGGCCATATCCACGCCGCCGACATCTGTGCGCCAAGTGCAGATCAACAATTTGATTTACGCCCTGAAGACTGCGGGCCTATGGGCCAAGATCGACGTTTTGCACGTTTTCGCGGCAGCAGATGCGCAAGCGGCAGGTCTAAACTGGAAAAACCCAGCAACCTTCACGGCGTCACCTGTAAGCAGCCCAACGTTCACGGCTGATCGCGGCTACAATGGAGACGGGGCGGCCAGCTACGTTAACGCCGTGTGGATGCCGTCAAACGGGGTAAATCTCACACAGGACAGCGCGACTTATTTTGCCTGGAGCCTGACAAGCGCCGCTGAATCCGACGACGCGAAATCTATTCTGGGCACGGCCACAAACACAGTTGTCCGCATCACGCCGCGCAATTCGGGCAACGTTTTCCGATATCGGATCAATAGCGGCAGCTCGACGGGTTCCGGCACCGTAACTGACGGGACGGGGCTCTATGCCGTATCAAGGTCTGGCGCGGCCGTGACACAAGGCTATCGAAACGGCGCAGCATCTGGATCGGCCGGATCTACCGCAAGCCTCGCCTTAAGCGGCGTTCCCATCAACATTGGCCGAACCAACACGACCGCATTCAGCGCCGCTCAGTGCGCCGCATGGGGCGCAGCTTCGAATCTTTCGGCCGCTGAGCACGCATTGCTTGATGCAGCGTTGCGTTCATACATGATTTCCGTAGGCGCTGCCTGACCCGACGCCAACCTACAGACCGTAGCCCCTAACCACGAGCCCGACCGATGGCTAACAACGCAACCGCGACACTGGATGCAGACAGCGAAGTCTGCGGCCCCCTCAGCGCGGTCAATGACCAGCGTCTCAGCCTCCACATCGTCATCACGGGGACCATCACGGTATCCCTTCAGCGCCGCATCAATGGCGCAACCTTCGTGACGGTGAAGCTCCCTGACGGCGTGACGGCGGCAAGCTGGACAGCCAGTGCATCATTTGTCGTGGACGCGCCGGGCGATTACCAGCTCATCGCCTCGGGCACGGCTGGCGGAAGCGCCGTCTGCAACATGCTCGTGCATCGCTAAACCATTCCCCAGCCCCAGGAGTTAAGCCGTGACGATCAAGCAGCGCTTTGCCCGAAATGACCCAGCCCTGAACCGGGTCGCCAACGTTGGCACCCGCCTGATCGCGGCAGGGGCCACCCTGACCATGACGCAGGCAGCGCACGAGGCGAAGATCATCTGCCTCGACACGGCGGCCGGTTCGGTTGTCACCCTCCCGACCTCAACAGGCGGCGGCGCGGTCTATCGCTTCCTCATCACCGTAACGGCAACGTCCAACAGCCACGTCATCAAGGTAGGCAATGCCACGGACGAGTTCCGGGGCTTCGTCATTCAGGACAGCGACACGGCGACGGCGCCGAATACCTGGTGGGCGGCTGACAACGACGACACCATCACCCTCAACCGTTCCTCGACCGGCCTTGCCGCGCAGGGCGAGTTCTTCGAGATCATCGACGCCACCGCTGGCCACTACTTCGTGCAGGGCTATTCCCAAGCCTCTGGCACCGAGGCAACGCCGTTCAGCGCGACGGTCTAATCCATGGCCTATGTCCGTCCCATTGTTCGCGTCAGAGAAAACGGGCGCCGGATTATCCGATCCGGCGTCTGGGACAGCGAACAGGGGCGGACTGTATTTCAGGCGACCTCGGAAGAAACCTTTCAGATCAAGGTCGATTTCACCGATTTACTCGACGGCGGAACGATCACAGCCGCAGTCGAATCCGATGGCGCGACCGTCACTTCAAGCGTATCGGCCGGCGTCGTGACCCTGACCTGTTCAGCCATCGCCAGCAACGCCGACATCGACCTGACCGTGACATTCAGCGACGGGCGAATTCAACAGGAGTTCCTGCGGGTCAATGATCCTTTCAGCGGCACGCGGGACGATTATTCCGCTTCGTTCGCGCTATGACCAATTTCGCCAAGGAACTGGAAGGCAAGGTCTATCAACTCGTCAACGGCATGATCGAGCTGGACGAGTTCAAAGCATGGTACGCATTGGCCCAAGCTGCATTGGCCACTGACGCGCCGGCAGCCTTCACGCTCCCCGCGTCCCAAGTTCACGGCTACGTCAGCGCAGGCAGAAACCCCGAGTTCTCAGACTATTACGAACGCCCATACGAACCGATGGACCCAGACATGGAAGCCCATCACCGCAAGCTAATGGGTGGAGGCGATCAATGACCCGCCGCGTCACCGTTTCCGTCACCGATGACGAATACGCAGCCATTGAAGAACTCGCCCATATAACAGAATGGCCCATCCGCGAGATGATCTCAGCCCTGCTCATCATCGAAGTGAAGAACCAGCTAGACCACCTCGACATCGACAGCCCGCTAACCCTGCTCGACGTCCAAACAGTCGGGAACGCCTGAAATGGCAGGCCGCACCGCACTCTGTCTCATCGCCCTGGCTCTAACAGCCGCCTGTGACCCCGCCACCATCGCCGCAACCGCAGACGGCTTCCAGCGTGGATACGGAAACGGCCCGCCGCAACCGCCTCAATCCCGCCCCCCAAGGTCCAGCACATACCTCGCCGCCTACACAGGCCAATCAAGGCAAGTACCAACCGTCACCGGCCAAATGACATGGCAATGCGAGTATCAATACGCCGGACAGACATTCATCCTCACAATGAAGACCTATTGCCCGCACTCAGTGCCGGTTCAGTAAGACACACGACACACCATCAAAGGCATGATATTGCTCGCGCGCGCCAAAGACACGGCCCGCAGCGCAAACACATGCCCGCCAATCGCCGCTAAATGCGGTTCACACGCCATAGCGACAAGCAAGAGTAGTGCAGAATGGCTGACGGCGATCAACCAAATCGCACCCTGTCCGCACAGCAAGAGCGCTTCTGCCGCTTCATTGTTGAAGGGAAGAACCAGCGGGACGCCTACAACGCAGCGGGCTACAAATCGGGCAGTGATGCAGCCGCAGATGCAAACGCATCCCGTCTGATAAGCAATGATAAGATCGCCTCACGTATAGCTGAGCTACGCAATGGGGCCGCCAAACGGACAGAACTGACAGCCGCATATTTCGCCAGACGGTTGGAGCGGATGGCCCTTGCCGCTGAGCAGACGGTGTTCGGAGAAGTGGCGGGCCAAGCCCTTGCGGTCAGCCCCAAAGAGGCAGCCGACATTGCGCGCCAATGCACGATGGACGCCGCCAAGCTGCTGGGTCAGGTGATCGACCAGTCCCGCGTTCAATCTGAAAACGTCAATTACACGATTGGCGACAAGCCGATGAGCGAAGATGAATGGGAACGTGAATTTGGAGATGCGGACGCTATGGGCGCCGCAGCCGGGTCCGCAACACGCGCTCATTAAGTGCCCAGCGAAAGAAGTCCTGTTCGGCGGCGCACGAGGCGGCGGCAAGACTGACGGCATTATCGGCAAGAACGGGATCAGGCAGAAGATACTTGGCCGCAAGTTCAACGGCGTCGTGTTCAGGCAGGAGATGCCGCAGGCCGACGACATGATCGAGCGCAGCCACGAAGTCTATGGCCCGCTCGGTGCGAGCTTCAACAAGGTCCAGAGCCAATGGACATTCCAGGATGGGGGCAGGCTTCGCTTTCGCCCACTGGAGAGCGTGAAGGATGCGGCCAAGTATCAGGGCCAGAACCTCACTGACGCGGTGATTGAAGAGGCCGGCAACTACGCAAGCCCCGAGGCGATCGATCGCCTTTGGGGAGCGCTTCGAGGCGCGGATGTGCGGATGACGCTGGCGGCGAACCCCGGAGGGCCAGGCTCGTCGTGGATCAAGCAGCGATTTCACATCGATGAGTGCCCGCAAGGAATGCGGATATTCAGGGATAAACTGCCCAACGGCGCAACGCACACACGCTGCTACATCCCCAGCAAGGTCACGCAGAACAAGGCGCTGCTACGGTCTGACCCTGACTATGTGAACCGCCTCTATCTGGTCGGATCGAAAGAGCTGGTTCGGGCGTGGCTTGATGGCGACTGGAATGCGGTTGAGGGCGCGTTCTTTGATGCCTGGGGGCCGCAGCACGTTATCAGCCCGTTTGAGGTTCCGCGCGACTGGCACTGTTTCCGGTCTTTCGACTGGGGATCTGCAAGCCCGTTCAGTTGCGGATACTGGGCGGTTGCTGGCGACGATCTGAAGCGTCCAGAGGGCGTCATTCCTCGCGGCGCCCTTGTCCGGTTCAACGAATGGTACGGCGCGAGCGGGCCGAACAAGGGACTGAAGCTGACGATTGAGCAGGTCGCGGCTGGCATCAAGGAACGTGGCGGGCAGCGCGAATATGCGGGCTGCGTGGCTGACCCGGCCATCTTTGCCGAGGATGGCGGGCCAAGCCGGGCGGAAGTGTTTCAACGGAACGGCGTGTTCTTTCAGCCGGCCGACAACAAGCGCGTCGGGCGCAACGGCATGATGGGCGGTTGGGACGAGATGCGCCAGCGCCTGATCGGAAACGGCGAGCGCCCGATGATCTATTGCTTTTCAACGTGCAGGGATTCGATGCGGACCATCCCGGCGCTGCCTCACGACCAGTCAAGGCCAGAAGACGTGGACACAAGCGCCGAAGACCATGCGGCCGACGAATGGAGATACGCTTGCATGTCGCGTCCGTGGGTCAATGACCGCTTGCCGGAAGCCAAGCGCAACACCTCGGGATACGGCGCGCCGCGTGACACCGGAGGCGCTTCGTGGAGGACATGAAGCCGGAAGGCGGCCCCGAGGCGTTCAAGGGCAAGGGCATTGAAGCCTACAAGCGGATGTTCACACGGGCTGAGGAAGCCTGCACGGAAGCCCGCAAGCTGGCGCACCGCGACCGCGACTGGCACGACAACTTCGATGACAGCCAGTGGAGCGAGGCGGAGAAGAAAATCCTGCTGGAGCGCCGCCAGCCGATTGTCACGTCCAACCGGATCAAACGGAAGATCGGGTTTCTGTGCGGCCTTGAGCAACGCCAGCGCAGCGACCCGAAGGCATATCCGCGCAATCCCGAAGATCAGGAAGCCGCGACGATTGTCACGGACGTGCTGGACTTCATCGAGACAGACGTCAGGCTGGACAATCTCGTCAGCCAGAGCTTCCGTGACCTGAACATCGAGGGGATCGAGGCGGTCGAAGTCGTCATCGAGAATGGCGACGAGATCAAGGTCAACCATCTCCAGTATGACGGGTTCTTCTATGACCCGCGCTCGAAAAAGCGGGATTTCAGCGACGCGCGTTATCTTGGCTATCAGGACTGGTTTGATGAGGAAGAGGCGTTCGACCTGTTCCGCGTCATGGCCGACGACCCGAAAGAGCAGGAACGTCTTGACGCTGAGCTGAAGTCGAAGCTGGAAAGCTCATACGAAGACGGCGCGCAGGATGAGGGCTACGAAGACAAGCCGTGGAACTTGTGGGGCGATGAAGACCGGAAGCGGGTCCGCATTGCCTGCATGTACTGGCGTGGTCAGGGCGGCGTCTGGAACTACGTGTATTTCACAGGCGGCGGCATTCTCAAGGAAGCCGTGAGCCCGTACCTCGACGACAACGGCAAGCCCGATTGCGCCATCATCGCAGCCTCGGCCTACATGACCCGGAAGAACGAGCGTTATGGCTCGGTCAGGGACATGATCAGCCCGCAAAGCGAGATGAACTTCCGGCGCTCACAAGCGCTGTTCCTCATCAAGCAGCGCAGGACGTGGGCAAGGGCCAAAGGCATCCTGCCGGCCAATGCGAGCGAGATACTTGCAAGCGCCGATGCGATGCTCATTGCGCAGGGCGTGCTTGGGCAGGACTGGGGCTTCATCGAGAGCGCGGCGGAAGTCGCGCAGAACTTCGAACTTCTCCAGGAAGCCAAGGGCGAGATCGACACGCAGGGTCCGAACGCGGGCTTGCAGGGTCGGGGCACTGAGGATCAATCCGGCCGCGCCATCATTGCCCAGCAGCAAGCGGGCATGGCGGAAGAGAACGACCTCTTCGACACGCACAACGATTTCAAGCTGCGCATCTACCGGGCGATGTGGTTCCGGGCCAAGCAGTTCAAGCGCGAAGAGTGGTTCATCCGCGTCACGGACGACGAGAACGCTTTCCGCTTCCTGCACCTGAACAAGCCAATGATCGACCCCGCGACGGGGCAGCAAGCTATTGGGCCTGACGGGCAGCCGATGTTCGAACCCGGCACTGAACTCGCAAAGATGGACGCGGATATCATCCTCCAGCCCGCGCCGGATTCGATCACGTTGCAGCACGAGGAGTTCACCCAGCTAGCCGACATGGCGAAGTCTGGCGTCCCGATCCCGCCTGATGTGCTCCTGCAAGCCTCGCAGATCAGGGACAAGCAGAAGCTCGCCAAGCGGATGCAGGAAGAGGGTGGAGCCCAAGCCAAGCTTCAGCAGGCCGCGCAGCAGATCGAGGAAATGAAGAAGGTCATGGAGCAGATGCAGGCCCAGCTTGAACAAGCGGGCGGCGCAGACAAGCAGTTCGAGATGGCGAAGCTCCAGATGGAAGGCCAGAAGGAAGCGGGCAACGCGCAACTCAAGGCCGCAGAGCTGGAAATCAAGCGGGCCGAACTGACGCTGAAGGGCGAAGAGATCAACCTCAAGCGCGGCGAGCTTGGCATCAAGGCGAAGGAGTCGGAACTGAAGCAGGCCGACCTTGCGCTGCGCCAGATGGAGCTTGTCGAGAGCACGCAGCTTCAGCGCGACCAGATGGCGATGCAACAGCAGCAGGCCGCCGAGGCGCGCATGATGCCGCAACAGCCAGAGCGCGAAGAGAAGCCCGACCGCACGTCCGACGCCTTGGGCAAGGGGCTGGAAGCGCTGGCAATGGCAATGAGCAAACCGAAGTCAATCGTTCGCGGGCCTGATGGCCGCGCCATCGGAGTGGAATAATGTCCAAGTCAAACTCGTGGGAAACCGCGCTCCTGAACCTTGTGTTCAACAACACGGACGCGGCAAACATCGGTGATGCAACCGGCCTTCGCGGATCGTCATCGGCGGGTTCGTTCTACGTCAGTCTTCACACGGCCGATCCTGGCGAAGCTGGCAACCAGACTACCAACGAATGCGCTTACACGAGCTATGCGCGGGTCGCTGTGGCGCGTTCCGGTGCAGGCTGGACGGTGAGCGGCAACGCAGTGACGAACGCGGCGCTGATCCAGTTCCCGCAATGCACGGGCTCATCCGAGACGGCCACACACTTCGGTATCGGCACGGCGTCAACCAGCACGGGCGTGCTGCTTTACAAGGGCGCGCTGTCCGCTTCGCTGGCGATTTCGTCAGGTATTCAGCCACAATTCGCTGCCGGCGATCTGGACGGCACTGAAGACTGATGACGGCCTTTCGTTCCTTCAAGGAGCTTATCGACGCCGAGGAGGCGGGTCAGTCCACGCTGTTCGGATGGCGGAAAGCCCCGACGCAGACGACGGGTTCGGGCATCTGGTTCGACCTCTCGATGAGCCCCGGCAATCCGGTTCCGAACTTCTACGCTGCGGCGCCGCTGATCGGTAAGGCGCTGGCTCAATCGACGGATGGCGGGCTGTTTCATGGCGCGACGCCGGGCGGCACGTACACCAAGCATCTGCGCCGGATCATGGGGCTGACCGTCACGACGACTGCGGTTCCGCTGCCATGCATCCTGCTGGATTACCTGCTGTATTACCCGTTCGTGGACATGAGCGTGACCGACGCGCAGGACATGATCGTGGGCGATGCCCTGCCGCGATATTCGACAGGCGCGGGCGTGCAGATCATGGCGGTGGAGGTTGCCTCACAGATTGGCGGGGTCAGCTTCTTTGTCACCTATACCAATTCGGACGGCGTTGCGGGTCGGACCAGCTCGACGGTCACCTGCAACACGCAGACGGTGAACGGGACGATCATCTCGACGGCCCCGGCGACGCTGGGCTGTGCTGGCCCGTTCATTCCCTTGCAGGCTGGTGACAGCGGCGTGCGATCGATTGAGACGTGTACGTTCCTGACGGGCGATGTCGGGCTGATTACGCTGGTGCTGGTCAAGCCTCTGGCTTCGTTCTCGATCTACGACATCACGGCCCCGTCAGAGCGGGATATGATCCTCGACGGCGTGCAACTGCCTGAGATCAAGAGCGACGCCTACCTCAACCTCATCTGCTACCCGAGCGGCACGCTTTCAGGCGCGCAGATCATGGGCACAATAGAAACGGTCTGGAACTGATGGCTGGCTTTTCCTCTCTCGATAACCTGGTTAGCAACGTCTCCAACTCGGGGAAGTTCTTCCGTGCTGACTGGAACAAGAACCACGCAACTGGCGGCACGGTTGTCGCGGGCACGTGGCAATCGCTTGCGGGCGGCGCTGGCAATCCGCCGGCCAACACGGCGTTTGGTTCGGGCGTCACGCTGGTTCAAAAGCCGCTGTACGACATCGGCGCAACGCATGGCGGCATCCAGCACGGCGGCAACGTTGGCGCTAGCGCGACGGACTACAAGGTGCTGTTGAACGCTTCCGCATTCACGGCGGCAGCGACGACTGTGCCCTGCGTGCTGCAACTGGTTGACCTGCTGAGCTATGCGACGCTGACGAACGCGACCATTTCCACGGCTGGCACGAAGACGCTGGTGAACACGGAAAACGTCACGTTCTCGTCTTCGTCTGGCCTGCTGATGACGACTGCGGCGGATTACGACACGTATACGCCATGCCAGTTTACCACGACTGGCGCGCTGCCGACTGGCCTCTCACTGGCGACGACCTATTGGACGATCAGGGTATCAGCCACGACCTCGCGCCTTGCTACGTCACTGGTCAACGCGGTTGCGGGCACGGCCATTGCCTTCACCGATGCGGGATCAGGCACGAACACATTCACATTCCGCAACCCACGCTACACGGACGGGGCAGGCGTGCAGGCGTTCCTTGCGGCCTCGACGGCGGGCACAGCGGGCACGGGCACATTCCAGCTCACCTATACCAACAGCGCGGGCACGGGCTCGCGCACCACGCCATCATCGCCAGCCCTGCCCACGAACACGGCGGTTGCTCCGCTTCTGACGGTTCCCTACAGCGGCACGGGCTCGGGCAAGTTCGGGCCGTTCATGCCGCTCGCTGCGGGCGATGCAGGTATCCGCACCTGTCAGAACATCATTCTCGGCACGGCAGGCGTGACCACGGGCGTCTATAACCTCGTGTTTTGCAAGCCGCTGCTATCGCTGCCGATCACCACGCTGGGCGTGGCCTCAGAGCGCGATCTGGTGAACCAGCTTCCGTCAATGCCGCGTGTCTATGACGGGGCCTGCCTTGCGTGGATGATCTACGCGGGCTCGGCCATTCCGAACAACTCCAGCTTCTTCGGACATCTCGATTTCGGATGGGCCTAAACCGTGCTCGTGGGGAACTACAGCGTTCTCAACAAGACGCCGGGCCGCTGGCTTGGCGGCAACTCGACAGCGCACGCTTCGGGCGTTGGCTCTGCGCAAGTCTACAACCGCTCGAATTGGGGCAAGACAGGCGCGCAGCGTAACTTCGCGATACCGGAAGGAACAGACGCTTACGAATTGGCGTCGATACCTGGAGGCTATGGCGCACGCGGCTGGATCATGCCGCGCACGTCTGGCGGCGTCTCCGCGCACTCGACGGCCAACGGCGTTGCAGCGTGGTCGGGTTCGATTGCCGAGGGGCGCAACCTCGCAGCGTCCTTTGCGGGCGTTGCGGTATTCGATGGCACGGGCCAGCTAGTTGTCTCGGGCGTCGGCTCCTTCGCTGGCGTTGCGGCATGGTCTGGCAACGTCACGGCGGCGCTTGGCGCGGTTGGTTCATTCACAGGCGTGGCGGCCTTCTCTGGCGCGGTCACGGCATACGGGAATATCGCAGGCGCATTTGCAGGCGTCGCAGCATTCGAGGCGATCCGGTACGCGACGGGATCCATGTCGGGCTCATTCGCCCCGGCCATCACACTGGAGGCGCAGGGCTTCTCGTCCTACCTGCTGGATCAGGAGGATATCGAGACGGGCCTGACGCTAAGGCAGGCATTGCGGCTTGTGGCGGCGGCGACGGCGGGCAAGATCAGCGGCGGCGGCACGGCGACTGTCACGATCAGGAACGCGGTTGCGGATGGTGTTGACCGCATCACGGCCGAAGTTGATTCGTCGGGCAATCGGACCGCAATCACCTATGATCTGGACTAGGTTTGCGGTATAAGGGGCGCATGACCAGTGCAAAAACCCCGTGGATATTCCTGACCGCGTTGGCTGTTGTCGCCCTTGGCGGCGCTGCCTTGGCGGTGACGTCTGTTGATCGTGAACAGCAAGAGGCAGCGCAATACGACTGCCCAGCAGGGACTGAGCCAATTCGCGGCGAGGCGACGGGCTGGTTCTGTGCGGCGCGGCCAACGGTGAGGGCCGCTGAGAGATAGGAGCGCCCTTGGCCAACTTCTTCTCAGCCGACTACTGGAAAGCATTCTACTTCAAGGCGATGGGCGGGCAGGAAACTGCTGTCGATCCCAACGCCATGTCGGGAAGCTTCGCGGGCTCGTCTTCGTGGACGGGAACGCTCGCCCTGCCGGAAGGCTTCATCGCTGGCCTGTTCGCAGGAACGAGCGAGTTTTTCGGAACGCTCACGGCGGTTGACGAGCCGGCCGCAGAGACACGCCGCAGGGGCGGCAAGGATGACGGCAGGCGGATATTCCGGCGCAAGCGCCGCACCTATGTGGAGTTCACAGAGAAGCGCCTGGAGGAAGTCAGGCGGCGCGAACGGGAAGTCTATGACGCGCTTCTAGGCCCAGAGCAGGTCATTGCCCTGCCGGTTGCCGATATCGCGCCCCCGCCGCTGCCTGTGGCCGAACGCAAGAACCTGCCGCCTGCGGTCGAGTATGACCGCGTCATGGCGCTGATGAATGCAAGCCTCACGGCTCTGAGCGAGAACGCCACGCGGCTGGCGAACGAGCAGCTTCGCAAGCAGGCCAAGGCGGCAAAGGTCGAACCGCCATCGAAGGATGCGGACAAGCGCGAGCAGGAACTTCGCGCAATGGTTGTGTGGCTTAGCGCCCGCGCCGCGCATCTTGAGGAACAGCGCATCGAGGCCGAACGGCTGGCGATGGAACAGGACGAAGAGGACGTGATCGTGCTGCTTTTGGCGGCCTAGAAATGGCGCTGGAAATCGGGCATAGTGCGGGGATGATAAAACGCTGGATTTCTCGACTATTTCGCCGCGCCAAAGCGGATCAGTGGACGCCTATGGAAATTGCCAAGTTGGCAAGTTTGGATATGGAGCCGCTGCGCATCAATAGATTGCCGCCGTTTGTGATGGGAACGGCAGGCGAGGCGGGCGACACCGATGTTGAGATACTGCTTCCGCGCTCAGTTGCGGAGGCATTAGTTCGCGGACGGGCGAAAGATTGATGGGCGAGTGGCAGCAATATAAGCTCGCCAGTCATGTGCCGAGCCGCGACGTGTTCCTGACGCGCGATGCGGAAGGCATTGAGCGTTTCGCAGAGATGGACAGCACGGATCATTTTGTCTGGGTTGTCGATGGCGATGTTGAATATCCGCCAAGCTATCCCGACTGGAAGCCACAAGAGTGGCGCACTTTAAGAGACGACGAGGACTTCAGGCCCAATTAGGCCGCCTCTCACATCGCAACAAGACACCAAGGCTCGCCCTCACAGGCGGGCCTTTTTCGTAGCCGCCGCCGGGCTCTATCGGGCGCACGACCGCCGCCGGGTCTTCATCGGGCGTTTGGAGCCGACAACGTGAAAGAAGGACAGACTGACTTCCTGGACGATTTCGAGGCGCAGGACGCGGCACCGCCGTCACCTGAACCCCGTAGCGAGCCGTCGAGAGACGTAGCCCGCGACGAGCAGGGCCGCTTTGCCCCCAAGGCAGAGCAGCCGGCCGAATCCGTCCAACAGGGCGTTAAACCTGATGCGGCCCCAGCCGTGTCGGAGCCGGAGCCGCCATCCGAGCAAGAAGGGTCGCACGTCCCGATTTCTGCGCTGAAGGCAGAGCGGATGAAGCGTCAGGCGCTTGAGGCCGAACTGGCCAAATTCAAGCAGCCGGGCGCACAGCCGCAAGTTCAACCCCAACAACCCCCGAAAAGCCCGGAGTTCGCACCTCCGCAGGTCGATTGGGAGCAAGACCCGCAGCACTACGTTCAAGCGCAGATCCATTCAATGCGGATGGAGCAGTCGAAGTTTTTCGCTGTCTCTCAATCCAGTGAGCGGGAAGTGGCTGAAGCGTGGAATGCGTTCGACGCGGCCTGCAACGCAGACCCCGCGCTCTCGGCGTACTCGGAAACCCTCGTCAATCACCCTCATCCGATGGGTGAAGTCCTCAAGTGGCATCGCAAGCAGCAACAGCTTTCGCAGCTTGAGGAATACGGCGGTCTCGACAAGTACCGTGAGCGCGTCATCGCGGAATATCTGGCGTCCCAAGGACAACAGCCCGCGACTGCAAGTGCAACGCCCCAGCGTCAGGCGCAACCGAAACCAGCCCTTCCGCCGTCACTGGCGAATGGCGGCGTAGGCGCGGCGACAGCTTCTGATCAGACCAGCGATGATTTGGATTTCGATGGCTTTTTCGCGGAGGCGCGCAAACCCCGAAAACGCTAGGAGCAATAGATGTCGTATACCACGACAGCAGCAGAAAATACCCTCAAGAAGTGGGAGAGCAACTACTTCAAGGAGTTCGTCCGTGAATCCGGCTTCATGCCGTACATGGGTCCAGGCTCAACCAATCCCTTCGTCGTCAAGAAGCAACTGATCGAAGGCGGGCAGGTCATCTCGATCCCGCTCGTCTACGCACTCAGCGGCGACGGCAAGGGCACTGACACGCTGGTCGGCTCGGAAGAAAGCCTCGTCAACCGTGGCTATGACCTCAAGCCGTACTGGCATCGTCACGCCGTGGCGATGAAGAAATCCGAGAAGCAGAACTCCACCATCGACCTCGCCAATGCGGCGCGCGACATGCTGAAGGTCTGGGACATGGACACGATGCGCGACGACATCATCAACGCGCTGTCGTCCGTTGTCGAAAGCTCGGGCGCCTACAACGAACTTCAGGGCCACGCCAAGGAAGTTCCGTTCTCCGAAGCCACCACGGCGCAGAAGAACACGTGGGCCGCCGCCAACGCGACCCGCATCGTTCCCGGCGCGACGCTGAACAACTACAACGCCACGTTCGCAACGATGGCCGGCACTCTCGACACGACCAACGACACGCTGACTGTCGAGAAGGTCCAGCTCATGAAGCGCCTCGCCAAGAAGCGCGACAAGACGACTGGACAGGCGACGGTTCGTCCGATCAGGACCGGCGAACAGGGCCGCGAATACTACGTTGCCTTTGCCCATTCGTGGGCGATGCGCGACCTCGCGGCCGACATGGAGACGATCAACCTCGACGGTCGCCCCCGCAACATCGATGACAACCCGATCTTCCAGGATGGGGATTTGCTCGTTGACGGCGTCGTGATCCGGGAAATCCCCGAGATTGCGACCTATGGATCGATCGGCGCGGCGTCCGCGACGGTTGTGCCGGTCTACTTCTGCGGCGCGCAGGCTCTGGGCATCGCCTGGGGTCAGATGCCGCGTGTCACGCGCCGGAAGGAAGACGACTACGAGTTCATCGACGGCGTGGGCACTGAAAGCCTCTACTCGGTCGAGAAGCTCCGCTACATCCCGCCGGGCGGGTCTTCAGCCGTTGACTACGGCATGATCACCGGCCTCTTCGCCACCGCTGCCGACTAATCAGGAGCAAACTCACATGGCTGCTTATCAAGCGACTGAAATGTCGGTTCCCTGCGTTCACTACATGCGCAGGGGTGTCAGCGAGGCCGATGAGGGCCTTGGCGCTCTCACGGTTGGCGTTCTGCCGGCTGGCGCCATCGTCGTCGGAGCCGGGATCATCGTCGGGACGGCCTTCAACGGCACGTCACCGATTGTGCAGATCGGTACTTCGGGCGATGGCGATGGCTTTGCCACCAACCTTGCGTTGGGCACTATCGGCAACATCGTCTGGGACGAACTGGCGACGTCGAACGATCTCTACTCGACGTCCGAAGTCACCGTGACCTGCACCGTCTCGGCAACGGGCAACGATTCGACTGCCGGCTACGGCGTCGTTTACGTGTCCTACGTTCCGAACAACGGCAACGGCCGCGCGTCGTAACGACTGACTGTGGATGGCGGGGGCTCGAAAGCCCCCGCCATTTCATCAAGGAGACTTCATGGGATTGCAGATCAAGACCCCGCAGTCATTCGTCTACGTGGCGAAGATACCTGCGGCAAAGAAGATCAAGGGCATCGTGTTCAAACGGGATGTGCCGGTATCGGTGCATGACCCCAAGGTGATCCGGCTTCTGTCGAAGCTGCCCTACATGCGGCACACGGAAGAAGCTGCGAAGGCCGCTGATGCGCCCAAGCCGCGCGCGAAAGTAGACCTGTCGGATATCCCCGCAGACTGGCGCAAGGCGCACCACAAGCGCCGTATGGCATGGGCGCGAGCCATTGCCGGCGCAGAGATGAGCACGGCGACCGAGGCCAACCGCGTGATTGCGGCGCATCTGGGCGAGCCTGAGATGATGCCAGAGCCGGTTGCGGCCCCCGTCGAGCAAGTCGGAGCCTGATACGTGGCTGACGCTACCCTCGCTGAAATGCGCAACCGCGTGCTCGAAAAGCTGTTCGTCCTGATCGCGGGCGAAGTGGCTGAATCCGAGGACGCGACGACCATTGAAACGGTCATTGCCAACATCAATGAGGAATTGCGCGAGGACGAGCTTTGCTATTGGGACAACAGCGCCACGCCGCGTCACCTGATGGAAACGCTCGCGGCGATCTACGCCTGCCATGCGGCGAACGATTTCATGGATGCGCAGGAAGCGGCGGCTTTCCGGTCGGATCGGCTGG